TTCCAAGTTAGGAGTTGTTTCTGTAACTTGAATCGGGGTTGCACGAGAAAGTGGTAAATTCATATTACGAACCACACCAGCTTGTAAACCAGTTGTTGTCATAGGTTGACTTCCCATCGCCATAGGTGTTCCATATGATGTTGTTGCCATGTAAACTCCTTTACCATTAAACACTTAAATATACTAATAAATATGGTCAAAAACAAAAAGGGAGTGATTTCTCACTCCCTCTTTCATTTACTTCTATCTTGTAAGATAGATTAGATGTCACCAAGAGAATCGACTTGAATTAAGCCATAAAATTCTGGACGGACAACCTTCTTAGCGTAGCGAGTCATTACACCCTTACGTGGTGTGAAGTTCGTTGGATCATAGACCAACGGTGTCATCACGAGTGGGATGTATGGAGCATATACCGCACCTGTTTCGAGGAATTGTGTTCCACGGAAACCGACGAGGATTTGGTTTTCAAGCATGTATGGGTTCTTGTAAACTGTGATACGGCCGTTAAGCTGACCAACCTTTTGAACACCCATCGCGAACTTCATACCTTCACCGTCTACTGCATATCCTGGCATTGACTCAAGGATTGTTGCAACTTGTGGTGAACAAACAAGGAAGTTAGCACCACCACGAAGTGTCTTCTGGTGGATAACGTTCGATACCTTTTGGATCTTAGTACCAAGTGTTTGGAACCAAGTTTGTTGGTTGAACGCTGCAGCAGCTGCTTGGTTTGTTGCATAATCACCGAACGTGTTTGTTCCGGCATCATATGTACGACCGATACGAGCTGACCATCTTTCTGTGATTTGAGCGTTCTTGATAAGCATATCAAGGATTTCGAGATCGATTTCTTGTGAGATGTACTCAGAAAGCATCGATGTCAATTCTGCTTCAGCGTCGATTGAGTGGTAAGCGTTCAAATCTTGTGCAAATTCCGGTGTCCATACAGCCTTCAACTTACGTGTCTTAGCCACGATTGACTCAGAACGAAGTTCAAGGTTGATTTCTGGGATTGCTGTTGTGTCTGCAAGTGCTGAACCTACTGTATCTTCGAAGTCACCACGGCTTGTTGCTGTTGGTTGCTTCTGATATGTAACGACTGCATTACCAGGAACTGCTGATGCTGAAACAACGAATGTGATTTGTGAATCTGTTGAGTTAGCTGTTGTGTACTGTGGGAAGTAAGCTAAGATGTTAGAACCAGAAATCTTAAATGCACGGATTCCTTCGATGTCATGGCTTGAAAGCGATGCTGAAGAAACTGTGATTGTGTAGATGTTTCCATTAACAAGTGAAGCTGAGTAAGCAGCTTGGAATTCAGTATCGAATTGGTATACACTTGTTGAGTTATAACCAACCGAACCAGTTGCACAGTTTGCAGCGTTGATTGTGCTGTTTGTAACAGTCAATGTTGACGATGCTGCTTCGTTAACGGAATAACCGAAACGACCAGCACCATAAAGACCACCAGAAGGATCAGCGTTCTTGGCATCCTTACCAGTAACACCAAATACCGAGTCAGCTTGTGAATCCTTACCAGCGCTTGTTGTAAAGCCAGGTTGAGCTGTGCCATACTTGAAGTCAAGGAAGAACACGAGACCTGAAGGAAGGTTCATCGGTTGAACTGAAACGAAATCCTTTGCAGCGATTTCAGAAAAGATACGACGAACAAGCGGAAGTGCAACACCAGCCCACTCTTCTGAGCCAGCTGCTGTACCTGTACGTGATGATTCGTCGATAAGTTGCTTTGCTTGGTTTTCGAGAAGAACTGCAATCGAGTTCTTTTCGTAGTCGTTCTTGATACCGTCAAGGAGGCCAGTTTTCTGCCACTTATTGACGATAACTTTGTTTTCATTCATAAGGTTTCTATGGGCATTGCCGCTAGAACCTAATAGATTTTGAATACTCATTTATTCATCTCCAATATAAAAAGTTAAATTAAACCTGCTAATTTCTTAAATCTGTCAGACACTCCATTTGATTCCGAAAGAATCTTCTTGGAAGGACGTGTACTTGCCTGTGGCTTGCTTGCAACGCGGTTGAATGATTCCTTGAGGGACTTCTTCGGTGCCTTTGCAATCTTGTTTGACTGACCCTTGAGGGCTTCTGCCAATGTAGCGTAAACCAACTTCACTTCACGTAAACTGCCTGCGCGATCAAAATTCTCAATGACCGTCATCTTCTGAGACTCTGTTAAAGAGTGTGAACGGAACAACTTATTTGAGAAAAGAAGCTTTGAGTTAAGTAAGTTAACTTCATTTAACTTTTCACGGAGGAAAGTAATAACAGCGTAAGCTTCTGCAAGCTTTTCTTCACCATGTGATGGTTCTTCTTCCTCTTCTTCCTGCACCATTTCTTCTTCTTCACCATCTTCTTCTTCACGGATAGCACGGATGATTTCTTGGATATCAACGTCATCCATTTCTTCACCTTCTTCCATGTGTTCTTCTTCGTCTTCTTCTTCGTTTACCAACTGAACAAGTTGTTCTTTCTTGTCTTCAGTATGGTCATCAGAAGCATACTTTGATGGTTGCTTGTTGTCACCCTTTCCAATCTCAGATGAATCAAGTTCTTCTTCAAGTTGACGGATGATTTCCATAAGGTCTTCGTCCATCGACTCTTCGTCTTCCATGTCTTCTTCTTCGTCCATTTCAGGCATTTCTTCACCTTCATCTTCAGAATCGAAGTCCATTTCTTCATCCTCATCTTCTGTCATGTAAGGCTCACTAATCTCTTCACCCTCGCCAACTGGCTCGTCTTCAGAGTATGTTTCTTCCATATCAGAATATTCTTCTTCCCCTTCTTCCATTTCCATTTCTTCACCTTCGTTCCATCCTTCTTCCATTTCTTCCTCTTCGGCTTCTTCTGAAAGTTTAGATGATAACATCGATTGAATACGTGGAGTGAAAGCTTCTTCTAAAGCAAGCTTAGCGTTGGCAAGTGCGACTTCACGTACTGCCTTTGCATCTGCGATAGCTTCTCTGAGCAAATCTGTCATAAAATTTCTCCAACTAGTTTTAGGGTTATTGACAACTCTAATCAAACATAAAATAATAGTAAACTCTATAAGAATAGAGTATTATACAGATAAATATAGATATGAAACTTATTTATTCAATTTTTTTGAAGTTTCTGTTAATTTTTTTTGAAAATAAGTGAATTTATTTTCAACTTTTATACCGTTTGAATCTTGAATTTGTTTTAAATCTTCTTCGGTATAAATAAATCTCTGTATTCTTTGAGTTGAATCTGGGGTTTTTTTCTTATCGTCTTTCTCAGGCATTAGGTATCTCCACGGAAAGAGTATATATGTTCATTTCTTTGTTTTGACTTACCACCGTTAATTTACAACCACGAGGTAGTGTTATTTCTGTATCGGTACAGAATGGGTCATCGGAACAAGATACCATTAAAACAGGTGTCCCTGGTTTTAAAATAATCTTGAAAACGGGTGTTCTCATACTTTCTGCAACAGAACCACCCTCGGCAAACTTTTGACTGATGAGTGGGTTCAATGAGGTTGACATAAACCCAAGTTCTTGCCAACTACCAATCTTTGCCAGTTCTTTAAATACTTTAAGGTCGGAGACCCCACGGTATACCGTTGCAGTATAACGTAAACGAGAGTCATCCGACTTAAAATATTCATCGAGTGTTTTTATTACCGCCGATAATTTCTTGTCTGATATAATACCTGTTCTCAAAAGAGAATTGATTTCTTTTGAATTCTTGTAATATTCTAGGGCAGCATTTTTTACAGGGGCTTCTAACTTAAATGTGTTGAATATAGAGTGTTTTGCAAGAGATACAGACTGAACTTGATTTCCTATCTTTTGGACATCTTGTTTTTCTTCTGTTTCACCGGCGGCGTATTTCAACATTCCGTCATCGAATTTCTTTAGAAAGTCATCGAAGTTTAATCCAAGAACCTTTTTTTTCAAATCGGGTCTTACGTCTTTTGAAACCCCGTATATTTTATCACGAGTTTTACTGTCAATAAAGTCTACTGATGTCAATGTTTTCGCTGGTTCTTTTTCAGCGGTTTCTTTTTCTTTCTTTGGTTCATCTTCATTCAGTATGTCTTTTAACTTTATCATTTGTTTTAAACTTGTTCCCTATCTAATTTCCGCTGACGTTTCATTGCGGCATTTTTTTTATCGTTTCGTTTCTTTGACGGTTTAACATACTCTGTTCTTGCCTTGTATTCTTCGAGTATACCACTATCTTTTACTTTCCGTTTGAATATCTTCAACATGAGGTCGATATTCATTCCATTTCCCTTAACCTTGACGTGTGCCGTCTTGGGATTCGCACTGTAATAATCAGCCATAACCTTTTTCCTTTTTATTATTTTATATCGTAATACTTACCGAGAGTTTCGCCTATTTCTTCATAGACGGCTTCCATTCTTTGTTGTAATTTTGACATTTCTTCGGCAGTCTTTTCAAAAATCTTTAAAGACTCATTCATTTTCTTTGAATGTCTACTGAGTGTTACTTTATCAAACCAATCACCGGACTCATCCATGATGTGTGTTGAAGCAAACTCAACGATTTCTTTAATCTTCTTTGACGTTTCTACTAACTTGTTTGAACGATAAATCTCTTTACCGTACTCATTAAACTTGGCAATTGATTCCAAGTATTGTTGTTTTTCGTCTGATGTAAATTTACGTTCTTGTGTTTTTTCTGGAGATTCTTTTTCGTGCATTGATTCTGAAAGAACTTCCGTGACAGCAGACTGAACTATCTTTTGTAGTTCCGATACTGGAATCTTGAATCCAGCAACTTCTTTCTTTACCTTTGTTGGTAGACCTTTATGTTTTGTACCGGCATACTTTTCAAGTTCTTTGTCAGACATAGATGCGGCAACTTGTTTTACGTTCTTACTAACTTTTGAAGCAGGAATTTCTCCACGCTTAAATGCAAGAACAAGTCCCATAAATTTCTGCTGTTTTTTTGATACCGCTGGCATTATTTATCTCCATCAAAAATACATTCGCAATAATTTCCAATTTCGCAAATGATGTTTGTAATATTTTCGTTTATACGTTTCATTTTTGGGTCAATTTCTTTTATTGTGTTTAGACTGACACCTTCTTTAATAAGACCTTCACCAACAACTTGACCGCCACCGGCAGGGTACATAAAAGCACCATGTGTTGATGGGTTAGATACAAAGTCCCAACCAATGAGTTCAAAATCATCTTGAACTTCTACTGTGTTTTCGTTAATTTCTTTAACCGAACCAAGACCTCTTGAAGAAATACCAAGACGAATTCCGGCACCAAGAAGGTTCTTTAGAATGTTTCCTGATGGTGTTGGTAAAATTTCTACCTTACCAATAAGGTCATTACCTTTCCATCCACATTCGAGTACGTTGTGAGAAACATTACGAAGGTTTATAACAGATGAATCTGGATGATCGAGTTCACCAAGAGCACGGTTTTCTTTGATTTGACTCTGTTGATACTTCTTTACTTCTCTCATCAAAATTTCTTTTGGATAAACACGGCCATTTTGGTTCTTGGCTTCTGCTCGTTGAAGAACACCAGAAACAATAACCTTACCGTTATTCATCTCGGCAGATTCACGTAGTTGTTGCGGTTTTACATCAAAAAGTATTGTATCTACTAATAGTTGTTTCATGTTAAGCACCTAACTCATTTATTTTCTTACCGATTCTGTTTAGTTTTTCGCCAATCTTTGTTAACCTACTTTGTGAAGAGCGCCAGAATGTTCTTTGATCTACACCCATTTCTGTCTTTAAACGAAGAGCATGGCCGACGGCACGTTCAACTTGAATAAGTGCTTGATTCAATTCTTTGATTGAGTAGTTGATCTTTTCAGATGTTGTTTTTGTTCTATCACGCTTATAATCTTTGTAAGAAGCCTCATGTAAAGTTTTCATCGCTATTTTATAAGTGGATTCTTGTTTTACAAGTTGGTCAAAAGAAATTGATTGTCTACGTTTTGTTTTTGGAACAACCTTAAATCCAAGTTGCTCAGCATTTTCTTTTGTCTTTTCATCAAATGCCTTTTCACTCGGAGCAAACGCTCTAGGTGTTTCATAACCAGCAACCATACCAGTTACACTAGTTTCTTGAACTTCACCTTTGAACTTCTTGTAGGATTCCGATTCCTTTAATTTCTGTATGAATTTTTCAACGTTCATGATTATTACCTAATAATTTGATTACGAATTAATGCATAAACTGTTCCGGCTGAAACGTTCACACTTGATAATGAAAATTCATAAATAGTTGTTGCATTACTAGAACTTAAAGCAGCGAGAGGGATTGAACCACCATCTGAAAAGAAAGCTGTTCCAGTAGTGCCATTCGCAACTAAAATACCACCCAATCCAAAATTAGAACCAGTAAAATTTGTGGTTCCAGATGTACAAGTTACAACTTTGTAGTATTTACCAGGATGTCCTTTTTTATCAAACTCAGTTCTGGCGTCAGAGCCATAATTGTACGGTTGTATTTCATTAGCTGACATTATTTACTCCACTTATAAATCATTTATCAAATCGTAGTATCTCATCAATGCAGATATGTGATTTTCATCAACATTCTTAATTGTATCATATTGGTCAAGCAAGCCAACTACTTCTGCCAGCTTTATTTTCGTCGTCTTGTCTTTTACTCGTTTTGTTTTTTCCACCAACACCGTCTTTATTTTCTTTGCTTCCGTTTGGATAAAAGACTTTAAGTTGTTTGTGTTGCTTACATTACTTATGTATTCACGTAAAACGGCCTTTTGTTCTGATGATAAATCGCCATACTTTTGATTGAACTTTTCAACAAGTATTTTGTATGACAACAAACGAATTTCTTTTGGTTCATTCGATAAGTTGTTTGATTCTTCGATAACTTGTCTTTTTTGTTCACCGACCATATTTTCAATAATGGTAAATCGTGAACGAGTAATTTCATTTGGATTGTCTAACTCAGTATATTCAAATATCTTGTAGACAGAAGCTAAAAGTTTATAATTTTGAACCTTTGTTTGGAAGAAAACATCTATATCGAAGTTTTCCGTTATAGTCTTGATAAGTTCGTACTTTTCTTCTTTCAACTTTACTTTGTTTATCTTTTTTCTTGCCTTCAATACGGCTTCGATTAACATATTCGACTTAACTTCAGAATTTAATTTTTCTTCCGATAGAGTCTTATAAAGACCATACTCTTTAAAGAGTTCCGTATTTTTATTAAAGAACTTTTTAAGAATTTGAGTAGACGGGGATTCTTTTCCCGAAATGATTTCAGATGTTATTTGACGTGTTAAAAGTTCAAATAACATACCAGTATTCTTAAATTTTGAATGTTTAATTTTTTTCATTTGTTCTACCCGTTAAATATAATCCTTCATACAATAAATATGAGTAATTTTTAGATTTCTTCTAATAAATTGTTTTCATCAAGCATTCCGAACTCTTCCTTTTTTTGTTCTGAAGAAGGTTTTAGACTCTCAGAAATTATACTCTTCGTTTTTATCTTCATACCGTCCATACTTCGTATTGTGTCTGACATTTCACGAGTTAATTCACGAGAAACAGATTCAACGGACAATGGAGACCCACCTCTATAATTATGTTTCGGTGAGAAGTTTACGTCAAATGTATTAGCAATACTCTTACCACCAATTGGGTCTCTACCGAATGGACTATCGTCTGTTCCATACGTGGAACCATGTTCAGGTGGTCTTCCAGCACCTGGCCATCCACCTTCTGGTACTTCAACATCATTTATTTGTTGAACTTTTTTACCACCAAATATATTCATTGAAGCTATGTCGTGTGGTGTACCATATGATTCTTTCGTAACCATTGGGTCATTTCCTTCACTTTCAATTTGTTTCTGACGGAATTGAAGTTTAATATCTTCGATAATCTCATTCTTCTCAAAGTCCGCTTCATCTTCTGACATATTGAAGATGTTGGCATAGATATACTTCATCGATAGAAGTTTTCTTTCAATAAGAGAACCAGCAAGGTCTACCTTTTCTTTCATCAGAGCAATCTTTTCTTGTTCGTAGATGATAGACGGACCAGTTAGAGAAAGTTCAAAGTTTACAAGGTCTGCATTCTCATATCCTTGAGCATACAAGTGAACGATAGCAATCTTTGTTAATTCAGAAACAGCAATTCGTTGGATTCTTTCAATTGTTCTTGCAAAACGAATATCAAGTGAAGCCAAAGTTGCCTTACCTTCCATACCTTCGTCATATCCCAAGAAAGCTTTTGGAACTTTAAGTGCAGCAAATATCTTACTCTTTAAGTATTCAACGTCTTCGATTGCTTGATATTGAAGACCTGGGAGTGTTTCAATTGCAGTACCAGCTTGTCCACCACGAACAGGAAGATAGAAATCTTCTAGGATGTTTTGCATATTATAACGAAGATTATAATCACCTGTTTGTTCGTTTACCACCGGTGTTTTCTTCATTTGATTGATGATGTTCTGCATATACTGGTCAACTTCCGCTGGCGGAATGTTACCAATGTCAATCTTGAAAATTCTCTTTTCAGGAGCTCTCATGATACGGTGAATCAACATCGCATCTTCCATGAGAACAAGTTGCTTGTAAAGTTTACGAGCACCTTCTAACATAGACTTGCCATACGGCAAGAAGTTTGTATCGCCGATAAGACGGAAGTGAGCAATTTCATAATTTTGAAACTCACCCTTACCAAGTGGACCTTCATAGACGAATTTTGTCATGTAGATATGCTCAGGGTCAGTTCCTTCATCACGTTGCATTTCATACGGAGAAAATGGAACAACGTTTGTAACACCGATTCCATCTTTAACATCGAGATAAAGATAATTGTCTCCGTACTTACAAAGATTACGAATCCACGGCCACAGATTATATTCTACGTTTAGAATATCATAGAACAAATTGTGGAGAATCTTACGAATGTTATCGTTATCTGAACGAATAGTTAGGACATCACCAGTGTCATTCTTCAACGTAGATTCATCCGCGTAAATATCAAGAGCAGACGAAATGATGGCATCTGTGTCCATCGCCTCATAGTCTGTGTAAAGGTCAATCTTTGTTGCTGAGAATGAGTTATATTGGTTATAAACAGATATAGGGGTTCCACGAGTGCCGTGAAGACGACCGTATCTGTCAATGACTTTTGATGTGTGTGGGTTTCCGTCTGCTTGATACCGAGCGGTATCGACCACTTTTAGCTTCCGGCCCCCGATATTTCTCACGACCACGTTTGTGCTAAACAGGACTTTTAGTCGGTCGAATATTGATTTCTTTTCAGCCATTTTGACTCTCACTCTCTACATTTGTTTTATATTTCCAAATAAATCCACCAGAAGTTTTAGATTTTCCAGTTAGGGCAAATCGTAGTGATTGACGTTTTATACCAGTGATTCTTTCAGCCAATCTAATGCCGTCATACTCTCTTAAAAAATTACCATCGGTATCATATTGTATTATTGGTTTTTTCTTTTGAGCCAAAAAATTCTTGTATACGGATTCTGGGTTCTTCTTTATTCCAATTTGAGCATTTCTTATTTTTTCTTTTGTCTCAACAGAATGTGTCATTCCAGTTCTACTCCTATTTCCTATATTTTTCAATCGTATCTTTTCTTTTGATTCTTCCGTATGTTTTCGACCAGTGGCTGCTTTTGATAATTTTGCACGAGTTTCTTTCGATGGATATTTTCCTAAATTTTTGCCAATATTTGATTCTCTTATTCTTTTTTTTGTCTCTTCCGAATGAATTCTTCCACGTAAGGATTGTGAAATTTGCATTCTTCTTTTCAAAGATAATTTTCTACCAAACAATTTATTTTTTTCACCAGATGGTGCACCCGAACTATAATTATGCAAATTGTAAAACATAGGACTATTACCGGCATTGTAAAAATTCAACCAGTATTCTTCTCTTTGTATCAATTGTTCGAAGTTGGAGCATTCCTCAATTATATCCTTTTTGAAGTTATTCTTCCCATACTTTGATATGGCTTTTTGTAATAATACACCGGAACCAAGATAGTTGGGATTATTCTTACTATCTTTTCCAATATACTTTTTACCATTTACCATATTTGTAGTCAAATATACGACCATTTCTCACCTGTTTAGTTAGTGTATTAGTCCATACATATAAGTATGTTTTAATTAAATTATAATAACCACGTTAAGTCTTCTTGTTTACCGCTGATTTTTTGTTCCCAACCAGCATCAGCTTTATTGTTTCGCATGTTTCCAGTGTTAAAAACTTGTGTGGATTTTTTCATATAATCCAGCGCCAATTTAGTTTTCATCATACCTTCTTGACGAAGTTTGAGAGCAGTATCTCTTACCCAAAGTCCAATGGCAAATGACATTACCAAGTCATCATTATATCCTGTCTGTGCCTCAGCTCTACCACCGGCCCAAATAAATACGAACATTTCTTCGGCAAGACGAGTTGACTTTATGACCGGAACTCTTTCTCTGAAATACATCTCGTATTTAGAAACTATGAGTGGTCTTGTTTTTGAACTGTTTGTAAAACCAGGAACCATCTGTGATTTATCTTTGAGGTCATATCCTTTTGGAATATGCACCGATGGGTCTGTATATCCATCTTCTTTATATGTGTAGTAAAGATTAGGATAACCGCGGTCAATTATTTGTTGGATTACCGCCCATCCTATGTTTGCATTTTCAACAACAAGTAAGGCATCGTTGTATTCCGTGGCAAGTGATACGAGAAGATTACCAAATGATTTGGTATCTAACTTACCTTGATATTCCGCAACTTGTTCTACATTCTCAATATCTATAATGTGAAACGCAGAAAAGTCTTTACCATCTCCACGGGCAACGTCGGCAGCAATCATGTATGATTTATTTGGGTCGGGATAGTCCCATATCCAAAGTGCATCTTCTGCGCCTCTTTTT